AACTTGCACAATTGGCGGTGCTGGTATGTTGTCAGAAAACACAGCATATAAGTTTGATTTCTCGCCGCTTAAAGGTAAAGAGCTGATATTGTGGCCTGATAATGACGCGGCAGGCAAGAAGCTTGCTTCTATTGTTGAAGCTCAAGCTAAAGAAGCAGGCGTAAAGTCTACAATAATTCTTAAAATACCTACCACTAAGTCTGAAAAGTGGGATGCCGCTGATGCCGTGGAAGAAAACTTTAACATTGAGAAGATGCTCAAGAAGAACGAGAGAAGTGTAAAGAAACCAATTAACTTACTTGATGAAAGCCTGTTAGTTGACCAATACTTTGTCGGGTCAGTGCCTGAGCAAAAGTTTCTTATTGGTGATACAATACCTCTTGGAGTTCCGTGTGTATTTGCGGCGGCAGGAGATAGCGGTAAGGGCATGATGACACTTGATTTGGCTATGAAGGTTGCGTCAGGTACATCTATGCAGTCTGCTTTTGGTGGCCTCGTAGCAGAACACGGCGATGTCATATTAATTACAGCAGAAGATGACAAAGACGAAATGCACAGACGTATTTCGCGCCTTGACCCTCAAAGGCATAGAGAAGTTTACAGCCATAAGTTGCGTGTGCTTCCATTGCCAAACCTTGGTGGTGTGTTTCCTATCATGCAGAAGTTCGACAATACATATTTGATGGGCGAAGAGTTCTCGCGGATTTATGATCAGATGCTAGAGATGGAAACATTAAAGCTAATCGTAATTGACCCTATGGCCTCGTTTGTTCACGCAGATGTAAACGCTGATCCGGCGGCAGGAGCTGCATTCATGAGTTTACTTGCACAGATGGCTACTGAAACTGGTGCTACTGTTATGGTTAATCACCATATGGCAAAGATCAAAGACAACGATCCAGTTACAACACCAGAACAAGCGCGTAGTCTTATTCGGGGTACTTCTGCTATTGTTGATGGCGTTCGGTCTGCATTTGCGGTCTGGTCTGTAGATGAAGGTACAGGAAAACAACGCTGTCGTGATCTTAATGTAGAATATACGCGTAATGGTGTGTTTGATGGAGCTGTCGTTAAGTCAAATGGTCCTGCAAATAGAGATATTAGGCATTTTATCCGTAATCCTAACACTGGCCTACTCGAAGATAGGTCACAAGATGTCCGATCTATAACGATGTCACAATCTGTTCGGGATAGACTATCGCATATTGTTGAGTTTGTTAGAATTAGAGAATTAGATGGTCGTGCTGTTACACATGGTGGTGTTAATAGTGGTATATTCCATGCTATTCGTGAGTCGGAAGCTATTGAGCCTTGCGTTGTCTATTTGCAAGGCGCAGGCGGTCAAACAACTATCAAAAAAGCCGTTACTGAAGCTCTCGCTATGGGAATGATACGAAAGTATGCACTATCAACAGGTGGGGAAGAAAAGTGGCTTGGTGCTATGGATGGATCACTCGCTAGAGGTGAGTATGAGCGTCAAACAGGTCGAGATAACATTTGACAATCGTGGGAAATTATGGCAATAATCCCATCTTTAAGGAGAAATAAAATGATTCACATTTTTAAAGATAAGAAACCCACATTGGAAGAGGCGCAGTCTCTTGTAGATGGGTATGTTGAAATGGTTCGTTCACCTATTCATGAAGATATTCAAATCCTCGTTAATGAAGAAGGGTTATTGAAAGGACTAGACTATAATAAGGAAGCATCTGAAACTTATGGAACGGGCATTGTAGGCAATGCAGTTGTTCTTAAAGGCGATGCTAGGTGGGACTAATGGATAAAATTCCACAAAAAGTTGTTGATAAGTATCAAGATGTCTATAAGCAGCTTTGGGAAATTCAAATGAAGAAAGATCGCAAAGCTAACCCAAAGCTTGATTCAATATCGCCTAACTATAAAAAAAGAAGAGCATCGTTTCACATCGTTAAAGATGAAAGCAGTGAAAAAGAGCCGAAAGCCCTTACAAAGCAAGCAACTACAATAAATATGCTGTTGCTTCGGGGCTTCGGGATTAAAGAAATATCAGCAGTTATACATACTTCTGAAAAAGCAATCGTAAAGATTAAAGATAAATACGAGCTGCCTAGAGAAAATTAACGCGCTGCGCCAAACGGGCCTTGCTGCATTCCATAACCTGAGAAATTGTTCGAGTTACCATACTGCTGCGGCTGGTACGGGTTTGACATCGGGGCAAAACTACTCTGACCACCATATCCTTGACTCATTCCGTACCCGCCGTATTGTTGCGGCTGGGGATAAGGCTGTTGATAAGGACTTTGCTGGTATCCGCCACCCATCATTCCGTATTGCTGGTAAGGTGATTGCATTGGCTGCTGTCCGTAACCCGAATAATTCATAGGCTGCTGCATTCCATAATTCTGCTGCGGGCGCTGCATACCATAACCCGAATAATTCATCATTGGCTGCGGGCGCTGCATACCTCCATATCCTGAATAATTCATGGGCCGCTGCATTCCGCCATAACCCGAATAATTCATTGGCTGCTGGGGCCTGAACATTCCGAATCCACCCATAATACCTTGAGGTCTTTGCGGAGGTCTTTGAGGAAATCCACCAAACATTCCCATGCCTGTAGGTCTTTGACCACCAATACCCATACCCATGTTCGGGTTACTATACTGCTGAGTCGCTTGGTACGTTTGATTTGCACCATAACTTCCTACTAGATTTTTTTGAGCTTGAGTTAATCCGCCCATAAACTCATCAAAAGCAGATTGATCAAACTTGGGTCCAGTATAATTAGGGTTCATTGGATTGTTTGGAAGATGCGAACCACTGTGTGGTGGCCTCATCGGTCTACCCATAATTCCTTGACCGCCAGAAGCATCTGCAAAAGAAGGGCTTCCAAGAGGTCTTGTAAAACTAGGTTGAGGTCTGTTAGTAAGTGAAACACTCATATCAGGTTTAACACCATAACCTTCATTTGCAACAAAATTTTGCCCACCTTCAAGATAACCTGTATTTCCTACACGATTTAAATAAGATTCATATATTTCATCTTGTCGTCCACCAATGCTTCCTGATCCTTGCTTTCCAAAATAGGGACTAAAACGTACATCCCTTGTACCTGCGCCACCACCTGCTCTTTTAAAATGTTCAAATTCAGGAGAGTCAAAAAATCCTTGGTCTATGTTTGAATACTTATCCTTCATTCCTTGAAGATTTTGATCAGATTTATAATTTTCTAGCTGACCATAAGTAAAATTTTCACCTAATGATTCTTTCTGAGCATTATAGGCATCTAATCGTTTTTGATAATTGTCTTGCCTTCTTTTATCTGCCGCACCTACGTTAAGAGAATTTGTTTTATCAACGTTGCCGTTTATATCTACGGCATAAGCCATTTCCCCCCCACTAGAGTCAGTGTATATTGTTGTAGGATCGTATTTTAACTTACTTTCAATAGGAGCAGAAACAATTTCATCTAGTCGATCTGAATACATACCCTTTAATGGTTCTAAAACGCTAGTATAGTCTTTAAAAGTCTGTTGTTGGCCTCTTGGATCATTAAATATAGAATTAGGTCTAGGTTGCATAATTCCAGACGAAAAACTAGGCTGTCTAAACGGCATTGACCTAATTGATTTTGCGTAAGGTGAGGCTACCATGTATAATCTCCGAGTGAACTTGTTCGGGTTATACCATTTATTTAGTTTTCGATCAATAATTGATTGACTGTGAATTTGTGTTGTTTATAAAAGCACGGCAAGGCGGTTAAATTTAATCAGATTTAAACGGGCAAAGTTAATATCAGATCAGAACTTAGATAAATTCGCTACCAAATGCGCTAACATTTAAACGAATTCATCGCCGCCTTGCGCGACTATTTTCCTAAATTAATAGGTCTTAGTTTTGGCATAAGAGTGCTAGACGATACCCTGTCTGTCTCAATACATTGACCCATACTATCCATATCCTCATATGGTTTGTACGCTTCTGGTAGTGCATTTCCACACTCATATGCGTTTCTATACAAAGTTTTCTTTTGAACTTCCGTGCCTTCTATTACATATGTCAGCACAAGCATTGTGTAAAAAGTCATAACGCTTCCTCATGTTTTTCAAACTTGCCGTTGGCATCAATTTTCGGGATTGTAGTACGCTTTCTCTTTCCCGCAATCTCACCGCCACAAGCCATATATCCTGCGCCATCGACCCAATTGTCGGGGTGTTCGGGATTTGACCTAATCCGCGCTACTTTTAATAGCGTCATCATAACTCCAACTTCATGCGGTTTAATTCTAATGTCTAAATAAACCGACCAAAAGTCTGCGATCATTTCAAAGTTATCTTCCATGTCGCCATGATCAGACGCTCTGTCTTTGGTCACATATTGTTTTGCTGTTTCAAGAATTTCTGCTCTGTTAGTCATTTTTAATATCCAGTCGTTTGATCCAATTTACTAAAACCTGATAGCTCTTTAACCCGAGCAAGTCTGCGGCTTCGTGCAATGTCGGAACTTTGTTTAAAGCCCTATTAACATAGTCACGCTTCAAATTATCTACTGCGGCGTTGACATCAAAGTCCTCTTCGAACTTATCTAAAGGCAAATAACCCTCAACATCGGACTTCAATGCCTCCAAGTCAGATTGCGTTTTAATTTCATTTAAGCGATCAAGAATGTATCTGAAAGTTGGTCTTTCCATATTACTTGTCCTCTTCCAACTTAACAACAAGATCACGCTTAAACCTTACAGCCTCAGCCTTCGGGTCTTTCGCGTGAATAATATCGTTAAGACGCATAAGGACATCTTTAATGTCCATGCGCTCCCCTTTTAAATTCCATTTTGCCATTACCAGTCCTTCCCAAATACTTTTGCGAAAACTTCATTAAGCATACGTTCAATCTCTATGTCTTTTTTCATTGGTCTTCCTTTTTCTTTTCAACTGAAATTAAAAACTTTACATGAACAAAACCGCCCTGCATCGAGCTAATTGTGTAATGATTTGGGCAAGTCTTTAACCAAGTTAAAAACTCCTCTAAATTTTCTACTTGCGCATTGCTCATTAGTAATCTCCCTCTAATACTGGTTCCAAGGCATCGAATTGCTCCTGCGCCCATTCGGGAACGCCGTTCTCCTCGTCATGAAGGTCTAAAACGCTTTGCGCGATAAAATATACAGCTTTAGCCGTTTGATCTTCAAAAGTGCCTGTATCACGATCAAGACGTAAAACACGAATAGACGTGCAGTCCTTGCAATGATCATACGCCATGTGGCAAGCATCTTCAAAGTTTTCGGGCAACTCCTCAGCATGGGCTAAGTTGTTGTAAAACTTCTTTTCCGTGCCGTGCATGAAGTGACCTGATGAAGTGATAAGCCATTGAAATGATTGTGTCATCTTATTACCTTTCTTTGCTAGACCTAATACATAACATTTCTTATGTTCGGGGTCAAGGGCATATATAAGAAAATTTATGTTCGGGATAAAAAAACCCCGACTTTGCAGTGCGAAACCTAGCCAGTCGGGGTCAGTAAGAGCAGTGTAATCAATACAGGTAAGGTTAAACTGATTACAATAATTTTAGGATAGATGTAAAAACTACGGGTGTCAATAACACAGCAATTGGGGCAAGGTGTTTCAATCATCACATTGCCTGTAACAACTGGCGCGCATAACATAGCAGTAGGTTTTATAACCCGATGATTTGTTCGGCTTATGTATATAAAAAAAGGCGGGAGATCCGCCTGATTTTTTGTTATTTTAACCCGAATAATTTCTTTAAGAACTTTCGCAACCTTGGAAACCATTTGCTCGGTTTAATGTCCTCTTCCATCTGGCCTAACAAATCTGTTAGTTGTTCAAAGCTTCCCTTTTCGTCTGGCTCACCGAACTCAATTTCACCCTTGGCAAACGCTGTATCTACAACTTCGCGAAATGTTGGCTCTTTGCCGTAAGGGATTTGCTTGTTTTGAATTCTATTCATAACCCCAGAAGGCGTGCGGCCTAACGCTCTAGCAATTTCTTTCGTTGGCGTCTTAGCCTCACGCATAAGAACTAGCTCTGCATCATCTGCGGCAGTCCAAGGTTTATTATTTTTCTTTGTTTTAGTCATTTTGTATGCTCCTTTAAATGTTTTGTAGTTATTTTGCAGGCTAAATTCCAAGCCATCATTGAATATGTATAAGCAACAATTCTTTCCTCGCCATTAAGACGATTTAAAGTATCTGTAAGCTCTTTCATATCTTTGGGCGTGTGAACCAACTCGGTTGGTTGAATTGGGTTTTCTAATTCGCTCATGCGGCTTGCTCCTTTGCGTCTGCTCTCGCTCGGCGTAAATGCCAATCGTCAAGGCCAAAATCTTTGTAACCTTCCTCAATCATACGATAATAATGCTCACTAGGTAAACTGGTGCGCGATTGATCAACCATTTCATAAATAATCCATGCGCCGTTTAGTTTGCGCCTATTGTAAAAATGCGGGTAGCCCTCAAGTCTATCTAAAGAACGTAAGCAATCATGCGTGATTTCCCACAGTACAACAGGTAAAACGCTTTCAACGTCTGGAACAAAGTCAGCAACGCCGCGAAATACTAGCCGGTGATCTGGCAAGTAAAATGCGCCCATTGGTTTCGCTTGTGGACACCGAACCGCCATAGATTCGCGGTTGGTATTCATTCCGTATGCCATATAAAACATTACGCTACCTCTCTTTCACTATCAGGCGCTTTGCTTTTTACTGTGAAATCATAAACAGGCTTTGCGTCTACAAATACCATGCCATCTTTTGTATGACCGCCAATAAATTGACCATCCCAATTAAGACGTTCAGCAAGCAACTTCGCCGCTACAACATAATTCTCCTCAGCATTTAACGCGTGATCATAACTCATGATAATACTTGCATAATTGCCAGAATGTGTAACCTTAATTCTTGAACATCTTTTTTCAGTTGGTCCAATATATTTTGTTGTAATCGTCTGCATTTTATATACTCCGTTTGCTAGAATATCCCATATATACCCACTATATGCGCCGTGGTCAAGCAAAAACATAAGAAAAGTTATGCATTGATTTTAAACGATTTTCTACGTCAACTTTTTTCACGTCAAAACCTGACGCAGTTGATGTTGACGCAGAATTTTGTTTGTTTTCAATGGTTTAGGTAGTTTACGTCAGTTGCGTCAGTTTTGCGTTTTGACGCAGAATATTGTTTAAAATCAATGGGTTATTTTACGTCAACCGCGTCACCCCCCTTATAGGGGGGGTTATATAACCAACCCCCCTGATGTGATTTGTGATCTTGGGAAAGTTGCTCCAGTGTGGGAACTATTGGTTTATTATGGGCTTGTTCTTTTTTTATTGTTGGGTTATATTTAAGAGGTGCTGTAAGTTAAAAGGTTTGTAAATGCCAAAGGTCGGAGAACAAATAGAAAAGGGCGGACGTAGGTTGCAACCGCAACAGCAAAAGTTTTTAGATAATTATATCCACAAAGATATGACCCAGACCGGTGCGGCTCGTGCGGCAGGGTATAAGTCGCCGAATGTGAGAGCCGTTCAGCTTCTTAACAATCCAGTTGTTAAAGAGCGAATGGAAGAAATGAGACAGGAACTCGAAAGTAAGTACGGGGTTTCTGTAACCAAATCTGTTCGGGATATGCAACGACTCAGAGATGAAGCATGGGAAGCAGGGAACTTCGGTGCGGCTATTAAAGCAGAAGAACTCAGACTCAAGGTAACGGGTCTTATGGTAGCCCGTAGTCATGTGACACACGAAAACGTTGATAATATGACACGGGATCAAATCGTTAAGCAGTTGCAGGACTTTATGACTCGCGCTAAAGATCGCATGATTGATGTAACACCTGAAGCAAATCCCACAAAAACCGAACAAATCGACATAACATACGATAACGAAGAAGCTGTATAGCGCAGGTTGCGCTCCGTGCGGGTCGGCTGGCGGGGTCTTAGACGCCCAGAAACGCACCGCCCAGCGCCTGAAGCAAACTTGTTCGGGTTCGGGGTTGCGAAATATGTTCGGGATACCTCCAGCAGCTTTAAAATCCCTCTAGCAAAAATTAAAGATTCGGGCTGCCAGCGCTTTGGCGGGGTCATAACCCGACAAATTGTTCGGGATAGCGCTGCTGGATCTTTGCAGCCAGATTTTCTGCCGGGCAGCTAAAGATTCGGGATCGGGGTTCGCAGCCAGCGATGACAACCCGAGGAATTGTTCGGGATCGGGACTCGTGATTCAGGCTGCACGGGAATCACCGGGCCGCAGCTACCGGGCTAACCTGAATCTTTGCAGCCGGGGATGACAAGCCGAAGAATTGTTCGGGTTATCGGACCGGGAAAGGTCCTGCTGCAACTTTCATCCCCGGATCGTAAAGCTGCCGGGTGAGATCCGCCGGGTCGCAGCGCTGCCCGGAATCATAACCCGAACAATTGTCCGAAAGCTGCCGGGCCGCTGCGTCCTGCTGCGAGTCAGCAGCGCTGAATCTTTTTTTACTTTGCCTATTGACATTATATATAGTGTGGGATAATGTGGGATTATTCTAGTAAAGGAGATGAAAGATGGAAATCACTGAAGTAAAGAATTCAAACGGGGTGACTGTTTACCATGTAGTAGATGGCGGTTGTATTCACGAGTTTTGGAGTCGTAGGCTTGCTCGCGAATTTGTAGATTATTTTAGCAAAGGATAAAGATCATGAAATATTCAATAATCTCAAGCCCGCAAACTTTAATTAATAGATATACTGTTAAATGCTTTAACAGTTCAAACGCTATGCATGTTTTTTTAAATAAACAATGTGATAATAAATGGAGTGTAACAGAATATCCTTTTAAAAAGTCTGGCACTTACGTTTCACAATACTGTAGTAAAAACGGCCAGCGTTTTATTAGTACAAAAGAATTAATTTGCTAATAACTAACCTGATCCTTCGGGATCGGGTCGGGCTTCGGGGATCGGGCTTTCGGGTTCGGGGTTCGGGGTCGGGGTTATATATACTATATAAATATAGATATATATACATACACATATACACATACACATATATGTTATTACATTATAATTGTAAAAAAAATCTAAACTTGTTCGACTTATTTAACCTATAGCAATGTTATGCGTTCCAGCGGTTTTAAAATAAACTTCACAATTGTTCGTTTTATCCCTTGTTATATGGGATTATATGGTATAATCTATTTTTAGTGGGGGGGTTTTCCCGTCACATTCTAGTAAAAAAGGTAACAAAA